GCCCGGGGTGTCGATGATATTGATGCGGTTGCCCTTCCAGAAGCAAGTGGTCGCAGCGCTCGTGATCGTGATGCCGCGCTCCTGCTCCTGCGCCATCCAGTCCATGGTGGCGGTGCCTTCATGGGTCTCACCGAGCTTGTGGTTGACGCCCGTGTAGAACAGAATGCGTTCCGTCGTGGTCGTCTTACCGGCGTCGATGTGCGCCATGATGCCAATGTTTCTTGTGTTTTCAAGGGAATATTGTCTGGGCATAATTGATAGCTCCTAGTCGGAAGATTACCAGCGGAAGTGCGCGAACGCCTTGTTGGACTCGGCCATCTTGTGCGTGTCTTCGCGCTTCTTCACAGCAGCGCCGGTGTTGTTGCAGGCATCCATGATCTCGCCTGCGAGGCGCTCCTTCATGGTCTTTTCGCTGCGCTTGCGGGCATAGCCGGTCAGCCAGCGCAGGCCGAGCGTCTGGCGTCTCTCAGGACGCACTTCCATAGGAACCTGGTAGGTCGCACCGCCGACGCGGCGGGCCTTGACTTCGAGGCTCGGCATGATGTTATTCATGGCTTCGGTAAACGCATCGAGCGGTTCCTTGCCGGTCTTTTCCTTGATGATGTCAAAAGCATCGTACACGACCTTCTGAGCAACACCCTTTTTGCCGTCGAGCATCACGCTGTTGATGAGCTTGGTCACCAGAACGCTGTTGTACATCGGGTCCGGCAAAATTTCTCTTTTGGGAACGTTACCTCTTCTGGGCACTATACTTCCCTCCTTCATTAAAAAATGACTTCACAGGTACTCGAAGATGCGGTGCATCTCCGTCTGCGCCCCGAGGTTAACGAATACATATATATCAGTTAACAACAGGGCCAAATTTGCTGTTGGAACTTACTTCTTTCCTGCCTTCGGCCGCTTGGCACCGTACTTGGAACGGGCCTGCATACGTCCGGAAACGCCCTGCGTATCGAGCGTGCCGCGGATGATGTGGTAACGAACGCCAGGAAGATCCTTGACACGGCCGCCGCGGATCATAACGACGCTATGCTCCTGCAGGTTGTGACCGATGCCCGGGATGTAGGCGGTTACCTCGTAGCCGTTGGTCAGACGCACACGGGCGATCTTACGAAGCGCGGAGTTCGGCTTCTTGGGGGTAGAGGTACGCACGGCAGTGCAGACGCCTCTCTTCTGAGGTGCGCTCAGATTGGTCTCGCGGTTCTTCAGGGTGTTGAGGCCCTTCTGCATGGCGGGAGACGTGGACTTGTAGGTGACTTTCTCTCTGCCCTTTCTCACCAACTGGTTAAAAGTAGGCATGGTTTTCCTCCTTTCCTCGAAAATGGATCTATTTATACGATGCCAAAAAACAGCATCGGATAAACCGTGATTCTGCCGGAAAATTTTCAGGAAATCCCGGCCATTTTTGTGCTTTTTACACAGGCATGACAAATCGGTGGGCGCACGCCCACGCAAAATAGGATTTTAGCATATTGCACAAGATTCGTCAAGCATTTTTATTCAAGACGGAAGCGAAGCCGTCCGTTATCATTAAACGCACAGAGACTCAAGTGAGTCGGCTGTGCGTTTTTTCTTTACTACAACCCCATAGGACGGAGGTGAGACTGACGGGAAAGTACCGCTACCTGACCTTCGAGGACAGGAAGAAGATCGAGGCGTGGCATCTGCTCGGAGATCGGCCGGTCGACATCGCGGCCCGCCTGAGCGTCCACCACACCACGATCTACAAGGAGCTCCAGCGAGGCGCGACCGGCGCGCTGGACGCCAACCAGCGCGAAGGGTACAGCGCAGAGCTCGCCGAGAGGCGGCTGCGTGAGAGCTTCAAGCGCAGAGGTAAACGAGCACCGGCCGCACAGTAGCCAAGAACACCCGGCAGCGCCGGGCCGAAGAAAGGAGAGCCCAACATGAAAACGATCACACGACCCCGACGCTGAAAATGGACGAGCTGCGCACCCCCTCCGCGCTGCTCTCTGAAGCGATCCGGCGGTCGTGTTTCTGCTTTTCAGGGACTCGACACCACCAAGATCCCCGGCTCCGGCCGGGCCAAGACGAAAGGAGACCACCATGACACAGAAAGAGCTCGAGCAGAAGGTCATCGACGCCGAGGGCCGCGTGGCGAAGCGCGAGGCCGTACTCAAGAAGCACAACAGCCAGCTCGCCAAAATGATTGAAAAAGGCGCCGACCGCTTCGACATCAGCATCAAGCGCGAGGACATCAAGAGCGCGACCTCCAAGCTGGCCGAGGCCCGCGAGACCCTCACAAACTGGCGGGATAAGCTCAACACCCGGATCACCCGCGACGCCTACCTCGAGGCAAACACCCCGGAGATCCTGAAGGACTTCCTCGAAAACTGGAAACAGCACGCGATCGGATACTACCGAGAGAAGCGGATCCGCTTCATCGAGTACCGCGAGGGCCTGAAGGCCAAGGAACGGGCCGCACGGCTGGAGGCGCTTCAGACGCTCCCCTCTCTCGAGAAGTACCGCGAGCTCTACAAGGGCCGCGAGCTGACCGACTACGACCTCGCAAACCTCTGGCCGCGCCGCGACGTCGACGCCTTCCTGAGTGAGCGCGGTCTGGAATACCACCAGATCCAGAAGAAACTCCGCGAAGCAGGCGACCAGATCACGCTCAGGCTGCTGGAGATCCGCGACGAGGACGAGCGCGAGGCGTGGCTCGAAAAGACGATGGACGAAGAAAAGCGGGCCAAGCTGCTCGACCTGATCGACCGCATTATGAGCACGGTCGGAACCATCACCGACGCGGCCGCCCTCTACATCGGCCCCGAGGGCGACATCAACGGCATCATCGTCGGCACGGAGGGCAAGGCAAAGATCCAGACCATCGGTGCCGGCGGCTACAACATCCAGTGCTTCCACTTCAGGACGCTGATCCACGAGATAAAGTGAGGTGAAAAGCATGAACACCAAAGCCATCCGGCAGCTCGCCGACGTCACGCTGGACAAGTACCGCAGCTCGATCCCTCGCAAAGCCTTCGAGGAGTTCGTGAAGGACATCATCGCCGGCGAGAACCACGCGACCGCCTTCAGATACGAGGCGACCCCAATCTGCCGGGCCTCGTTCCCGTCCACGCTGGACGAGGACGACGCCCGCTGCACCGTGGAGGTCACGGTCTACCGGCTGAACGCCGTGGCCGTCACCGCCTTCCTGCTGGACGGGCCCGAGACGCTGCTGCGGCACATCGGGCTCGACGAGCGGGACACATACACCACCAAGCACGAGATCGACGACCTCGTCACCGTCGTGCACATCACCAGAGAGGAGGCGCCAGCATGGCAGCACTGAGAGACATCGCCCGAGACTTCGCCGCGGAGATCCGCGACGGCATCGGCTGGACAATCGTGTATCGCACCGGCCGCTCGTGGAACGCCCTGACAATCTGGAGCGACATCTGGAACGGCGAGTGGGAGACTGACGACCTCAACGAGGCCATCGGGATCCTGAAGGCAGACCCGGACGCCGTCATCGTCAACGGCTACTACTGCGGCCACTTCGGTGAGGACATGACCATCGACGAGATCGCCGCCGGGATCCGCTGGCACTACGAAGGCGGCCGCAACCGCCTCGCGGACTATTGCGAAGTCACGCAAGGCCGGGACGCCCTCGAGGAGGGCCGCAAGGCTGCCGAAGCTGCCGGCCTCCCGTTCTGTGAGCGTCTGGCCGACGGAGGCGACGACGAGCTGAGCCCCTACGTCTACGACGGCAGCATGACGCTCGCCGATCGTGAGAAGATGCAGCAGGCCCGCGAAGCCTTCGAGAAACTGGCCGACGCTCTGCGGGAAATAGCCGCCAAGCTGGCCGAGGCCCTGAAGCCGGTCATCAACGCCGTGCTCTCTGCCCTCAAAAAGCTCTGGAAGGTATCGGCCAAGGCCATCGGAGTGCCGCCGAAGTGGCTGCACCTCGCAGCTCACGCGAAGAAAGCCAGAACCCGGAAGAAGTACCGCAACCGCATCCGGCGCTATGTTTTCGAGGCTCTGGCTGCGGAAGGAGGTGGAGGCCCATGACAGCCAAGTGCGTCGGCTGCGGGCTCGACTGGAACGTCAGCATCTACCAGAAGATCCCCCGCACCGGCTACATCTGCCCGCACTGTGAGAGCCGGCTCCGCGCCGGCGAGACCCTGCCGAACATTCAGGCCAGCCAGAAGGCTCGGCCGCAGAGAACGAAAGGAGCAACCCCATGAAAAAGATCGCACTCAAGAACGCCGCCCGCGGCACGGCCTTCGACTATGCCGGCCAGAGCTGGATCCTGCTGGAGAATGACCCCGCCGGCCGGACGCTCTGCCTGAGCAAAGACATCACCGAGACCCGCGCCTTCGACGAGGGCAACTGCAACAACTTCGCCGTCGCCAGCAGCAAGGAATACCTCAACGGCGCCTACCTCGACAACCTGCTCGAGGACGTGAACGGCCCCAACGCCTTCTTGACCACGGAGCTCGACCTGACCACCGACGACGGCCTGAAGGACTACGGCACCTGCACCGTCACCATCTTCCTGCTGACGGTCGACCAGTACCGGCGCAACCGCGACGTCATCCCCAACGCAGACGACTGGTGGTGGCTCTCCACCGCCTTCAGCACGAAGTCTAACGGCTACGAGTCACTCGCCCGCCTCGTCCTCTCCGATGGCACTCTGCTCAGGCTCTACGCCTG